TGCAGATACATTTTCAGATATTGATGAGGATATTAAGGAAATGAATATTAATATGCTCAACCTAATTTCGAAGATCTATCTGATGCTTATTTGGGAGTTAATGAATCATTAAACAATTTAGCCAATGATAGTTTGAAAATTTCTCAAGATCTGCTAGATAAAGTATTTGAAGAGAAAGGTGCTTCTATGACTTATTCTTATTATTTACTTTTAGAAACAATAAAAGGAAATATGTGTAAACCAGATAGGAAGTATTTAGATAATAAATCTTTTATTATTTTTAGATGCCCACATACAAATGTCTATACAGTTGCAACTCCTTCTCCAAGACCTGGTATTTCAGGAACTTTCTTGTATTTTGGCAAAGTTCACAAAAAATACGAAAATGAATTAAAGGTGCCCTGGGTATTCGAAATAAAATACATAACAGTTGGAGATTATTGTTATTGGTATTCTAATAAAACTAGTAAGCTTCCTTGGGTAACTACACAGAATTGTTTAAAGATGAAATGGGGAAGTATATATGTAGCAGCATATAGCTTAGAACTTGAAAGCAATTTGTATACCAAAAACTTATTCTGGTCAATATTTTGGAACTTTGGTAGAGGTATGAAGTGGATGTTAGACCTTATATACTTGCTATATAAAACAACATATCAATTTGCAAGTTTTGGGAAAAGTAAAATAGCAGAAGAAATTGGATCCTATAAAGGTAATGATGTTAGGATATCAACTATGGGTTTTTATTTATCAAAAGGATTTAAACAATTTACAATAGAACAGTATGCTAGTAGTCTAAAGAAATTTAACCAAATGAATTATACTGTAGATCCTGTATTTCATAGCAATATCACCGGTTGGAAGATGATATTACTCGAAACTTATTTAAAATCTATATTCCCCAAAGTCGACGATGCAGATCCTATACAAATTGAACATACTTTTATAGATAGAGAGGTCAAAATGGCAGACGAATATGATTCTAGTCCATTTAATAGGGAAAATATCCCAATAGATGAACAAGGAAATTTTCATAGCTTTATGGTTGAAAAATTATTTCCAAATGGTTTTGAAAATGACTGGTCTCACATATCTTATTATGGCCCTGCACTAGAGAAAATTGGGAAGATCTTAGCATTATCGGCAAAGGAGAATTTCTCATTTACAAAACTTCGAGAAATGATTGTTAAACCAGTTTTAAATACAGGGAAAAATTCATCAGTAAAAGTTCCAACAAAACTATTTGCAAAAAAAGTAAAAGGAAAGGATGCAAAGGCAGTTATGGAAATAGAAGAGATTTGGCTTAAACAGGATAACCAGAGGCATAGAATGTACCATAATAAAAGCTCAAAAAAGAGTGGTATTGAGCCTATACCTGGGATACAATCTGAAAAACTGGATATCGCACTACATAAAAACTATCAAATAATGAAAAATATTCTATTAAACAAGGGTGATAAAATGGAACACCAAGATGTTGTAGAAGAAGTATTTAATACTTTAAGAAAACATATTACTAATATAGAAGAATTATTTTTAACTGATAATCAAATAGGGTTAGGTATTAGTTCTGTATTTGATATTTTAATACAAGGTAGAGTTTGTATTATTGAGATGCATCTAAAAGAAGAAACTAAATATGGGAAAAGAGTCTTTTTTATTCAAATGCTGGCAAACAAAACTACAAATCAAATAGTAGATAGTTTCTATTTAAATTTACTTGAATGTGAAGCAAATGATGTTGATATAATACAAGAGTGGCAACAAAAAGATCCTTGCGTTACAGGAGAAAAATGAAAACTTCCCTATGAAGAAGAATTCTCTTTCTGCTCAAACTGATATTACAAGGTTTGGAGATAAAGTATTAATAGAAGCAATGCTACATCTCAATAAAGCTCTAGGTGAAGTAAATCTACTAACTCCTGACGAATTCATATATTTCTCTTACCTGTTAGATTTATTACATAATAGAAAGTTGTTGCTACCTCCTGAATTTCAGCGTAAAATTGGTAAAATGTATGGTAATAAAATGCAAATTGATCCTACTAAAGCTTGGAAATGGTATAATTACATCAAAGACGGTCCAATTGGAGCTGCAATTAATAATCCTGATGGAAATGAAGGTTTGACTGGTGCTATACTGACTGATGTACAAGGAGCTATTAAAATTTGTCGCCAGAGCGGAGGAACGCTTGGTGTTTTCAATTTCTTTTGGTCAGTAATGTCTTCTATATATGTTATAATACAGAAAATGGTAATGCATAAAGTCTTTGTAAATGATAAAATAATGGAAGGATCTACAATGTCTGATGACAACTTAACACAAACTATTTTTGAACTAGTTTCTAGGAAAGCGTTTGAACATTCTGACAACATAATAAAGTCATTTTTAGATACTTATTATAGAAAAAATTTGCGTATATTGATAGAAGGATTCAATTATTACTCAGTAGATGTAACTACTGATGAAAAGATACAGATTATAGGAGCTGATAAGGAATTGCTTAAAGAGCAAATTGTTATATTCTATTTAGCAACATGTTTATTATGTCCAAAACTAACAAGTTTTGATCCTTCTTTACTAAAAACTACTTTTGGTTCTGCTGCAGAAATTATGCAAACTGTGATCACAAATACTGGCAAGTTTTTTGTTCCAATAGTAAGGTATATGACTTCCATGTTTACAGAGTTATCAGGAGAAAACCCAACTTATGATACTATGAATTCTGTATCCAAACTGTATGAGATTCTGATTAATGGAGGTAGCACGATTACAATGAATGTTGGATTTATATTGATGAATACAATGATCAGTGAAAGGTTTGGTTTAAAGAATAGAAGGATTGACTTACCTGTTCAGCTTAGTGGGTTGTTTTATATTTATCCAGATAACATGCTATTAAATGGATTTGATGGTGATACATTGCGGAAACTAGCAGCTGCAGAAGAAAATAGTATTGAAATGAGACGATTAGCCTTAATTGTAGATAGCCCAGATGTATACAGACAGAAAAGAAGTAGTTTACAACAAGAAGATGAAGAAGATAAATTAAAGGATATTAAAGATGAAAAAGAAAAAAGCTTAATAGATGAAGAAGATGAAATAAGGAAACAAGAAAAAACTATTGAAGATTTATTTAAGGGTGTTAGAG